TCCGTTCCCCCCTCAACAAAATCACTCTTTCCCCCATACACCGTCTGCCCGAAAGTGACTGAGGCGGTGGCGGATTGGTAGGGTTCGTAGGTGGTCATTTCCTGTTCACTTTTGTAAATCACAAAATGCAACTCTGTGCCATCAAAAGCAGTATCTGTATATGTAGATACACCTGCATCTCGCTCTATACTAAACCAACTCCACCCGTCAACCGTTGTGGTAAATGTATATCCATCATCTCTTATATGAGCAGATTCGACTCTGCCTACCGTTCCTGCAATTGCCGCACGGTTTAACGACACATAAACGCCACTTGTGAAGTTTTTTATACAATATGTTCCTGCTTTCAAATACGCTCCGAATGTTGTAAACAGGATACCAGATGGGGAATCTGTTTTATTGTTTCCAAACATATCGTCTAATGTGTAGTTCGTGTAATCCACATTACCAGTGAGCGTCAGTTGATCGCTTGAAAACCACCCCGTAAATTGATTAGTCCCCACATCATCCACCTCTACCCCCTCATATCCGCTAATGGGGCAGATGTTGGAGTAGGGGGCAAAGGGTGTTGCGGTGGAGCCTTCTTCTAACTGTGGCTTTGCTGTATCATCATAAGAATGTCCACTAAGCACAACAAAAACTATTTTAACAATAGAATCTTCTTCTAATACTAGTCTATACGGATTATCACTTTTTGCGTGATATATTTTTGGAGTGTTGTTAACATATAAATATAGTCTTGTATAATCACTACTTTGATTCGATGTAAAAGTATAAGTTCCTGCTTTTATAGTTTCTTCCATCAAATTTAAGTATGTAGAACTATTACAATTTCCATTTACAGAAAGTATCCCGAAATTGTCATACCTAACAGTAATTCCATTTCCACTATAATTATTGTCAAAAGAATAGGGGAATACAATCTTATTCTTCCCAGCACCCCCTACCCACGGGAAGTCGTAACCGTGTAAGTCCTGTTTGGGCTCTAACTCTACCACAAGGCTCTCTGCGTTTATTGGTGCGGCATCTGTGAGGGTGATGGGATTGCCTGTGACAGTTTGCGTGCCTTTGATCTGGTCCTCCACAATCTGTTTGTTCTTAATGAAGTCAAGGGCGGTTGTATCCGTCTGCGCCCAATCACTCTGAACAGAGGGACCCGTTGCTCCTGTATCCCCTTTCGGACCTGTTGCGCCAGTAGGACCTTGTTCACCCGTATCACCTTTCGGGCCAGTATCACCCTTTGCTCCGTCCGCTCCTGTGTCTCCTTTAGGGCCTGTTTGTCCTGTCGGTCCAGTTTCTCCTTGTGGGCCTGTCGCACCTGTATCACCCTTCGGTCCCTGTTCTCCTGTATCTCCTTTGGCTCCAGTATCCCCTTTTGCACCTGTGTTTCCAGTATCCCCTTTAGGGCCTTGCTCTCCAGTATCTCCCTTTGCGCCTGTGTCACCTGTCTCTCCTTTGGGTCCCTGTTCGCCAGTATCACCCTTAGGTCCTTGGATACCTGTATCACCTTTTGGACCTTCTGCACCTGTATCTCCCTTGGCTCCTGTATCTCCCTTAGGTCCAGTTTCACCAACAGGGCCTACTTCGCCTGTGTCGCCTTTAGGTCCTGTCTCGCCACGTTCTCCAGTATCACCTTTGGGGCCAGTCTCGCCTTGCGGTCCTTGTTCGCCTTGCTCTCCTTTTGGCCCTTGCTCTCCTGTTGCTCCACGCTCTCCCGTGTCACCTTTCGGACCCTGTGCACCTGTGTCACCCTTAGGACCGATCTCTCCAGTATCGCCTTTAGGCCCACTTGCCCCAGTATCTCCTTTAGGGCCAGCCTCGCCTGTGGCTCCTGTATCGCCCTTGGGACCCTGTGCTCCTGTATCTCCTTTAGGACCTTGTGAGCCTGTATCACCTTTTGCCCCCGTTTCTCCCTGTGGTCCAGTTTCTCCACGCTCACCTGTTGCGCCTTGCGGTCCTGTCTCTCCTGTCGCTCCGGTTTCGCCCTTCTCTCCGGTGTCACCTGTTGCGCCTTTTAGGTAGTTAAAGGTCAGAGTGGTGGTGTCTCCCACGGTTTCAGCACTCACACTCGGTGTTCCAACTTCTCCGATGTGTTCCCCTGCTACCGTTTCGATATTACTAATCAACCCATAATCTGCTGATGTTTTGTGTCCTATAATTTCCTTATCATTAAGATATGGATGGTTGTCTAATATATCATAATCTTTCTCATACGCAACAGCGGCCCTTGTCACTTCACCACCAATCTGCATCCTGGGAGCCACATCACCACTAAGTTTCTGCGTATTTGAAAAACCGCCTGTGATCTGTCCGTATTGCTCACTCATGGCTTTCAAGCTCCTTTCCTATGATAAACTTCTGATCAGCTATAAAGGTATAATGTCCGCCTATGGAATCCACAAGTTCAAACTCATAACGATACTCTGTCATCTTTAGATCTTCTGTGTCAGATGGTGTAAGGTTCAAAACACAGGTGTTTTCGTTTAGATCTATCACACATTCCTTTTCAACTACTTCGCCATAGTCAGGCATCTGCCTTAAACGAAAATAAACCTTGTCCCCTTGCTCAAAAACATAGGCTTGCCCGGTGGCACTCACTTTGGGAATTGGTTGGATGTCTGCTGTATCTCCCCTTGTCAATGTGATTGTTTGTCCGTTTATCGTAAACATTTACTGTGCCCCCTTTTCCAATAATTCAACCTTAGTTTCTAAGCGTGTGATCCTGTCCCCAAATGTGTTGTGTTTCTTTACCTCTTCTGTCAGAATATCAAGTTTCGTATCCGTCACCGCTTGATTCGTGGTGAGCTGATTTTCTATTTTCTTATTGCTCATCATATTCGTGATAATGACCCCTACTAGGGCCAAGCCTCCTGTGATGATTGCCGGGATGATCGTTGACATTGTTATTCTCCTTCAATTTGGTTTGGCGGGTTCTGTCCTGGAATTGGAACAGGTAAATATTCATCATAAGCAATACAGGTCCCAAACATTGCATTGCTGATGATATATTCCCGATCAGCGTGAACGGTTTTTCCTGCCTTATTCTGAAAAGCATTGTTATACACATTTGCAATGCACGGGATGTCAAGGGATGATGTTCTGTAATACTCATCCTCATACATCACTTGTGACACTATACAGCGTGAATTTGATGAAAAACTCTTGTATTTATTTGCCAATCTTCCTTTGAACAGGAAGTGCTCATAATCAAAAATCCAACTGTCCCAGGGCGGGCTTGTGTTGTAAAGGTCCCCGCTTGAATAGCACCCATCAATAGGGAATGCCAGTTTTTTATTGAAGTCAAAAAAGAAATCTATGGTTTTCTTCGTAGCCGGATCTACAACAGGCTCTGTGCTTCTGAGGAAAGTCAAATGTGGAAAACTGAATCCGATCAGTTCGCCAATCTCTGGCGGTTCTCCTCCATCATCCTCATACTTTTCAAGAACATTGATATACATACTGTCATTACTGTCCCATCCATCAGGGAGCCATTGATCGCCTGTGATGCTCGTTGGACCATTAGGCCAAGGGTCTGTGTTATCAAAAGAATTAAACCCAAACTCAGCACCACAACGATCATCCTTTACCCAGTAGTAATAGATTTCAAATAGTTTCTGCTTGCCATCAAACGTGATATAGCATTTTTCACAGTTATATCCGTATGGGCTATAGGCTTCTTCCCATTCTGTCCTTGTCAGAGAGTAATCTTCCAAAAACCGATTGAGCACCCTATCAAACATCAACTTGAAGCCTTCATTGTATTCAGTTCTGATGTCAAGCTGTCCGGTCAACGTGTAGTATTGTTTTATGCGATAGACTGTACCCATTAGGATTCCTCACAGTATATTGTTTCATCGGGGTTTACGTATGTAATTTCAGCCCAAATATAATTCCGTAACTTCAAAAACTGTCCTTGATCTGTGTTCACATACAAAAAAGCATTTGCCGCCTGTGAAGTATGGTAAAAAGAGTTGTTTGCCACACACCACAAATCTTTGAGACCGCTGCCTGTTCCTGCGGTACAGATAACCTGTTCAAGATAGAGTGTTTCGTTTGATTCGTGTGGCAAATCATAACTCTGTACCATCGTGCCGATGTTAGTAGGTGTATCAACCATTTTGTAAGCATTACCATTATTGGATTCCACCAAAACAGGGAAGCCCTCAAAATTATCCGGTGTCACAAGCCAAAAATGCGGATTACCACGGCTGTCACCATACGGCATTGAAAATCCGAGGAAATTCCCAACATCATCCGTCAGAAACTTCATAAAGGTTACATTGCGCCCATCGGGGGTGTTCTCCTGCGTGTTGACGGTGCTGGGGAAGTTTACCTGCAAGCGTGCTGTGTAAGTACCACCGGATGCTGTTGGTGCACAGGGGCACACATAGAAGTAAGAATAGCCATTGCTCTGCAGCATTATTCTGTATGTGACATTCTCGCCCAGCGTTATATCAAAGTATTCCCGAGGATATCCAGAGCCTTCATCATGGAGCCGTGTCACATTCTCATAGGCATCCATTTTTTCAAAAATGCCTTTGACCAAATCTGTGCTGTTCGTATAGACAAATGTGCAACTCTGTACTCTCATCAATCTACTCCTGTGTACGTCACTATCTTGACAGGATTCCGGGCAGCCACAACAAAGCCGCCGCTGTCACCACCAGCAAGCGCATCTGTTTGTGCGGCACCGATGGCTTTCTGATCCTTGCTCTTTGTGTTCGCTATGATCGGATCAGCACCAAAACCTTCCATGTTGTACTCTGCATTGTAGGTAAAATCATAGGACATCAGGCAGCAGAAACAGCCATCTGTGCCTGCGTGTCCTCCTGTAAAATAGATCACATCCCCTAGGTCATAGTGTGCGCCCAGGATCGTGCTGCAGGTAAACGGTGTGTAACTGATCGGATCCAGCGCATCAAGGATGGCTCTGCGTTGCCGTTCTTTATAGGAAAAGATTTCGCTCTGCAGAAAAGGATTTGATCCTAAGTCCATGAATGTGCCATCATCCTCTGCCTGTGCTTTGGCAAGTGCTTTCTGCAACCAGGTCAACCGTTTCTGATCCTGTTTCAGATGTTTATTCAGATTCTTTCGTGTCTGGTTGAGCTGTGCACGTTCCTCAGTCAGCTCTGCCTTCTTTGCAAGGTACTGTTCCTGTGTGATTTCGCCATCACGATATTTGCGCTCATTCTCTGCCATTTCGGCTTGATTATTCACAAGAGCCGCCTGATTCTCTACCAAAGCTGCCTGTGTGTTGGCGATATCCGTCTGCACAAGGTTGATCTCTGCGGTCAGAAGCTCCACATCATAGCCATAATATGACTGTGAATTATCATCCATGTTTGTCACATAGATTCCCGTGTAGTTCGTGATATAGTCCGCAAATTCAGCTCCTGCAATCCTGTGTTCTTCTGATACTTCATCAGCAACATTTCCTGTGTATGGCACGAAAATGAGCTCTCCGGACCTGTTCATGGTGGCAAAGCATCCGAGGGTCTGTGCAATCCAATAAATCAGATCCCTATAAGTATCAATATCATTTGCAAAATCCTTAAACTTGCCCCAAACACCGAAAAGCTCAAACACTTCAAGACCATTCGGCAGAGCCTCCACTTCTTCATCCGTCATTCCGAAATCCACCCGGCAATCTGCACAGGCTTGCGCTATAAACGCATCAATGCCGCCTGTCATTTGGAATCTGCCTTTTTTGAATTTCTTGTCGAATTTATACATATTGTCATAGGCCATAACGCTCACACCTTCTGCTGTGTGCCGTGCCTCGATGATCGTATAAACTCCGAGCGGGATATCTTCCCAGGTATTCTCGCCAACTTTCAAACCAAACAGCGGTGTGATTTTCTTGCCTATCCAATTATTGTACCCGAGTTCAATCCCTGTGATGGTGCATTCAAGTTGCCCCACAAATACTGATCCGAGCACCACATCTGCTGTGTCGGTGCATTGGTTTGTGAGGTGGAAGGTGCCAGCCACTATATGATTCTCTGTGAACGCATACCCGCCAATCGTGCCTGTCAATCTATGTTCTTGTATAGGCAGGGCCGCTGCCACTTTGTACGCATTAGAAACCGAATACATCAGATTTCCTCCAAGTCAAAGGATATATTCCAAAGTCCTTTTGAGCCGTCATACCTGTTTGAATATCTCACAAGCTGTTCTTTCAGATTACGTGCTCTCATTGTCCTGGTAACATTGTCAAAAATAACTGTGCAAGTCGGTGAAGAACAGAAGCCCTCTGCCAATGCTCTGAATGTGTCAGGTGCGCCTTCCCATCCTGCACTCATCTTGACCTTGCCGCCCCTGACGAAAATACCAACATCTGTCCCCGCCTCTGTCTGGAACACGTTCTCGATTACTTGTGGCTCAATAGAAAAAGAGGACGTTTCATGCAATGCATTTCCATTGATCGTCAGATATGTACTACCTAATGCTGCCATGATTAACGTCCTCCACTTCTGTATTTATTCATTTGGTTTGCTGTAACCACAGCCTGTCCGAATTTCTGCTGTCCGATATATACCGGGATGGTCATATCTCCAAAGCCTGCAGGTGCAACCTCTGCTGTTTGGTAGTTGTTCCCAAATCTTAGCTGATTGGCTGCATTAAACTTTCCGATAGAAGCATCCGAAAGATTGCTGATGGCTCTTTCAACAGGGGATGTGGTATCTTTGATACCTTCCACAACTCCAAGGCCGATCATTTCACCGATTTCATCCCGGAACAGCCTTGACGGGCTCCCAACCTTGAATGCAGATTTTGCCGCTTCAAATGCTTTGGCTGCCATTCCTTTGATTGCAGAAACAAGCTCTCCTGCACCCGAAACAATACCCTTGATGATGCCTTTGATGATATTCAGACCAAGTTCCAGCCAATTTATGCTCATAAAGGTCTCACGAATGGAGCTGATGAGCTGCAAGGATGTTGAAACGATATCCGGCAAGGCTTGCAAAAGACCTGCGACCAATGAAAGCACCACCTGGATGCCTGTCTCAATGATCTGTGGCAAATTCTGCGTGATACCCTGTGCAAGCGTTTGGATCATCTGCAATGATGCCTGGATAAGCTGTGGCAATCCTTGAATGAGCGCATTCACAAGGGCCATTATGATCTCCGGTGCCTTTTCGATTAGAACAGGAAGGGCATTGATAAGCCCCAAAGCCAAACCCGTGATGAGTTGGATGGCTGCTTCTGCAAGGAGCGGTATATTCTCAATCAGCACCTGCACGATTTCAAGCACCACGCTCACAATGGTGGGGATCAGATTAGGTAAAGCCTGCGAAATACTGTTCGCAAGCGTCAGAATGATTTGGATTCCTGTTTCAAGGAGCATTGGCAGATTCTGAATGATCATGTTGCCAAGCTGTCCAACCACATTGATGATTGCTTCTGTTAGTGCGGGAAGGTTTTGCACAATCCCATCACCCAATGCCATCACGATCTGAGCCGCAACATCTAAAAAGTCAGGCAGAACAGTTGTGAGATTGCTCACAAAATCCTTGATGCCTGCGGTCATTTTTTCAAGCCCTGCAGTTCTGTCACCTGTGAAGATGCTGGTCATTCCGTCCATCACCTGCGTAATGGATGGGAGAAACTCAGAAAGCATATTTCTTTTCAGACTGTCAAAGCCTGTGCTCATATCCTGCAAAGTGTCTTGAAATTTGGCAGCGGCCTTGACGGATTCATCTGACATTACTCCACCAAGCTCATGCAATCTCTGTCGCATTGCTTCTGTATCTTCTGCAGATGTATTCAGAAGGGCACCAAGTTCTGTGGCACCACGACCAAGTAACTGTGATGTGATTGCTGTTCTTTCTGTGCCCTCTTCCATCTGCTGTAAGCCAGATATAACTCTCGCAAACAGATCTTCTTGTGACAGGGATTTCACTTCTGCCTCAGAAATGCCGAGTTTTTGAAAAGCCTCCCCGCCTTTCTGTGCCTGCTGTGCAAGCGTTTTGAATGACGGCTTTAAGGCATCAATGCTTGTGCCACTATGCTGCATGATGGCATCCCATTCTTGATAAGCCTGTGCGGAAATTCCCATCTTTTGGCTCATCTTGTCGATGTTGTCACCATATTCAGCAACACTTGCGGTGCCTTTTACCATTGCCGTAGTGGCAGCGGCAACAGCAACTCCGGTTGCGGCAACAGCAGATGCCCCGATCTTTGCGGCACCCATAGCAAGCCCCATCTTATTTGAGAAGAGCATTCCTGCATTTGTCCCGGCATTTGATGCCTCACCGCCAAGAGCGGATTCAAGTGAGCCTTTGATGCCTTCTGCTGATGGAATTATTTGCACATACGCTTTTGCAATATCAGCCATTGTTATTCTCCCAAAATCCTTGCTCTGGCAGCTTCAAAAGCATTGCCATCTGTAAACACAAGGAATTCTTCCTGTGGTTTTTCTTGCTGATCTGTCAGAATGTCAAGAATGCTCCAAGGTGGCTTGCCACCTTTCTGAGCCTCCTTTGTGTTTGACCATCTCAGCCAATTCACACAGTCAAAAATAGCCGCTAGAAGGTAATCATCAAGCGGCATTGTCATATTCAAAAGTTTTGTTTTTATTCTCGATTCATCCCTCAGACCAACAGCCAGGGTGGCGGCGAGCGGTGCGGGGAGCGAATACAAATCAAATACTCCATAAGTTTCTGCCATATCGCAGATCAGCGCATCCTCATCCGTCAGGATCATATTGGCGAGGGTTAGGATTTTTTTATCTCAGCACTCTGCTCATTTGCAATGCCTACGATCTCATAGCAAGTGTTTACAATGTACTCGCTATCAGCAAATCCCTTCTGTTTTGTGGTAAAATCAACCAACTTATCAATTCCACTTGTCCCGAGGACCGCATCTGCAAAATCATACGTGCCCTCCACTTTTTTCAGTACATCATCAGAGTTCAACTTCCGCAAAGCCATCACGATGCGGAAGTCAGCTCCGATGTTTTCAGAGACCTCAAAACTGAAGCCATCCTTTGTTGTGCCTTTTATCATTGTGTTTTCTCCTTTTGTATTGGGTTTAGGTTTCGGGTGTTACAGATCCCTGCTTGATGTATGTATGGTGAGTATCACCAGAAGAATCAGGAACAGCAGAGATTGTGATCTCATATCCAACTGCTTCAGAATCCGTGTAAGAAATCTCAGACACTTCTGCAACAGTTGCATTAGGGATTACGATTCTTTCAAGAACGTTGTTCTTCAGCACCATATCAATAACAAACGCTGCCGCCTCATTGGTGGTGGAGTTTGCTTTTACATGGATGCCAGAGTTGAGTGTGCCGGAAACGTTTGCCGATCCATAAACTGCGGAAAGTACATCCGTGTTTGTGGATTCAATCAACTTGAACGTGAATTTGTCCTCTTTCCCGGTCAAAGTTGTCAAAACGATATCACCACCCCAAGCCTTGATATCTTCGGTTTCGGGGGAGTTGTTATTCTTGACACCATCCTCAGAGATATATCCCAGAGATTTGAATCCAGATGCAAGAGCTTCATCAGCCGTGGTGGGCATAGTCAAAGTGGTTGCTCCACGGTAAACGGATCCGGCAACTCTGGGCTTGCCTGCGGTAACATTGTTTGCGTTAGTTGTTACAGACATTTTGTTGCCTCCTTAGTATGTGATTTCGTAAACCGCTTGATAGCGGTATCTTTGGGTTTCTGTGTCAGTAAAGTTGTAATCAGAATTGAGGTGGCAGCGGTAAACAGCGTGATGCGCCCAAAATTCGTCCATAACAGCTTTGACGGTCTCATTTAGGTCAATAGCCTGTTCAAGTGTTGCGCCATAAGATTGAACAGCAAATGTGGCAGAATGGATGTAATTCTCTACACCAGAGCCTGTTTTCTCGATCAGCACATATTGCGCCTCGGGATTGGCAGGCTCTTCCATATACACAGGCACCTGCAGATTGTTCAGCAAATAATTCAAAAGTACATATTCAATAGCCATTTGCATTTTTAACCTCCAAGAGCCCTCAAAAGTGTATTGTTTTCAAGATTGTCCTTGCGTGCTTCTCTTGTAGTAGCAGAAACCATTGCATTGACACGGGTTTTACCAACATAGGTATCAACCTCATATCCGCTGCCTGCTCTGCTTGCCACATCCTGTGCAACCTCTCTGCAAGTTGCTTCAATTTCTGCACATTTCAGAAGTTCTCTGACACCAGCACTATTCAGCACAACCTTCACATCAGCCATATCTTTCAACCTTTACTTTGCGATTCCATTTAAGTGGGATGTTTTCCTCAATGCCCTCCTCAGGTTCGCCAATCGTCCGGTAAAACTTGCCACCGAAACGCACCCTGGCATTCACCCAATCATTGTTGTCTCCCTTTGGGACCGCTATCTGATAAACAGCCGTTTTGCCTGTCAGATTCAATGTGTTGACCACATCCTCTGTTGATACAGGCGCAATCAAACAACCGGGCACTCTGGTCACAACCTCTGCCATGATCGGTCTGTTGGTTTTGTCCTTCTGCCCGGTGTCCACATCATTTATCAAAAGCACTTCAACTGTTTTCATCCTGTCACCTCCGGCGGTACAAGTTCTTGCACAGGGGAATAAGAGCCAATCGTGCCAGCAAGACCCAACAGTTTCTTTTCCATTCTGCCAATGTAAAGCTCGCCAACGCTGGCACCTGTCCCGAGGGTCCAACTCTGAGAATACCCAAGAGCTGACATAGATCCCTGTGTAGCACCCATAGGAATGCCGGAATCTGCTCCGGATCCAAGAGACCGAACGACCATTCTGACAGAACAGGTTTTCTTTGCTGTCTCGCTCGCTTCTGCGTTATAGGCATCAATAATGATCCCCGCCTCATCCAAAAGCGCATTACATTGTATGGTTTCCTGTGTATTCAATTCACGGCCTAAAATAGCCATAACGTCTGTTGCACTTGCATAAGCCGCCATTTGTGACACCTCATTTTTTCTTTCTGATTACTTTCTTTGCTTTCGGCTCCTCGGTGGGTACTTCTGCCACCTTGACAGGCTCTGCATTGGGCCTTGTGCCGAGGTCAGCGGCAAGCGTATGACCTGCCGCCTTGTACTCCTCAACACGCTCGCTTGCAACCCACATATCTGAGCCAGTAAGCCTGTTTTTGAATTTGACCATTACGCTCATGCGCTATGGGTTCTTGTCAGCTTATTGAAGTAAGCTGTCTGAGCTACGAAACCAACCTCGATCTCAGCACGAACAGCGAACATATTCTGCTGGAACAGATTGATCTGGCTCTGGCTTGTGCCATCGGTAACGATCAGAGTTGCATCAGAAGAGAAGTCAATCTTGACACCCTCAACAACTCCATAGAGTGCTTTGGTCCAGTCACCTGCGAAACCAACAATATCAGGATCTCCGCCAGTTCCTGCGGTACCTGCCTTGTATGCTGCGGATGCAACATATGTGTTTGCGCCGAGGATCTTCGGGATGCCATCAGCTGCAACGCTGTCAATGAACAGCGGTCTGTCCTGCTTATCAAGTGCGCCCAGGAATACACCCTTGCCCTGAGGAGAAAGTGCAATGCCGTTCATCACACCGCCCTGCTCTGCGATATCAACATCAGCAGCAAGGATTCCAGCGTATGCGCCACCCTGTCCATCCAGAGCGTGTCCGGTTACGCTTGCAAGGTTGTCAAAGTTGGAAAGTGATCCACTCGCAGGACCAAAGAAAACAGTCTGGTCAAACTTCTTAGCCAGTACACCAGGAAGTCTGCGAACGATCTCGTCATAGAGTGCTGCATAGTCCCTTGCAAACTCATTGGAGAAGGGAACGATCACAGCAAGTTTGTGCCCCTGCATTACTTTCTTAGAAAGGGAAGGATTGGAAACGGGCTTTACACCAGTCTCTGCAACCCAGTTTGCTTCAGGATCGCCAGCAATAACCGGGATCTCAAGGCCGTTGCCAGGAAGAGCAATCGG